ATAAATGAGCTTGGATTACCAAGGACTGGGGCGGCTCCCGTTGGCGTATATCCTAAGCCGCCAACAACACCAGTTTCACCAGTCACTGGATTTGTAACATTTGTTGTCAATCCCTGACCACCACCCATTGCCTTGATTGCAGGAGAGTTTGGCATCTGTAAACCAAGACCAGCATTTGCTCCAACCAAACCATAATCAACTGGTGTATATCCAACATCTGCCGCCCCGTTGGTCATTGGACTTGCGGTCAAACCAGTGCCAGTCTCTGGATCAACACCGAGCTTTGGCGTAGATGTAGAACCCAAAGAATAATCAGCTTTCACCGAATAATCAGTTGTTGGCTTAATGTCTGACGGCTCTTCCACCGAAGACAGGGGAGAAATATTTAAATCATCTTTATTGGGCGTGGGAGTATTGATTGCCGTTGCCGCACTGTTTGCTAATGTATTGATCCCAGAATTTATTCCAGCGCTGATAGCGCCAGCTAATGGATCTTTGCCCTGAATTGCAGATGAGACAGCGCCCGTGGCGGCGGCTCCGGCGGCATTACTTCCGGTTGCTTGTGTAACAGCAGAGCTTGTTCCGCTCATTATGTTATTTACGCCAGCGCCAATTACCGCAGCTTTTAATGCATCATTTACATTGCCGCCATTTGCAACGGTGTTTATTACCGTGCTTCCAGCAATTGCAGCCGCAGTACCAGATAAACCAATAGCTTCTCCAATTGCGGTTCCTGCGCCGGGCGCGGCTACGCTTAAAGCAACTAAAGCAAGTTTCTTGGGGTCTGAAAGAATAGCCGTCGCAGTTTTTCCAACATTGCCAGCAGTATCTTTAACTAGATTGCCAACATTACCGGCGGTGTCTTTAACCAGATTGCCAATATCACCAAGCGGGTTCCAGCCGCCTCCACCGTTCCCGCTTAAAAATTTACCGAGTATTTTTTTAGGGTCTACCGCCTGTTGTATAGGTTCTAAAAACTTATCAGGATTGAGAGCATCTCCTAGTGATTTAGCCGGATTTGAGAAAAAGCCCATTACAAGGTTACCTCCGCAACAAACCCATCACCTAATTGAGTAATGGTGAAATGATATTTTCCAGTAAAGAATTTTTGTATCAGGTGAGATACGGCTGGGTTTTTGTATGGAGTAAACGCTTTATAAAATCCAATTTTTTTAGCAAGCTCTAAAAATACCAACACGTTCTTTGCAAGATTTTGCGGGGTATCTGCATTGAAGCAATGAAACTCACATGACCCGTTTTGTGCTTTTTTGAAAATAATTACCGTGTCACCTTCACGAACAAGGTGAGCGTTTTCATTTTCAATTTCTTCTTGTATGCGCCGAACAAGGGCCTCAAAAGTAAACCCCTCTTGGTTGTGTTCTGCGTCATATCTAATAATTTGTTCTGGTGTCATCATATTTTTACCCCACACTCATAATGCCAACAAACTGCTCAGCCCAGTCTTGCCAAGTTTCAAAGCCACGGCTATCTGGCACTCCAGAGTTCATGAAGTTACCAATACCAGCCAAGCCATCAACCCACTCCTTCCAGCGGTCTTCAGGCAAATGACCAAGCTGCTGCTGGGCGAACAACTCTTCGGTGAGCTTGCACCAGTAATCCCATTCCATGTTGCGTGGATCGTAAGCTGTCATGGGTTGCCCGTTCCGCGAACATCTCCGCCCTCGACAGAGATCAAAATCTTACCCATCTGGTAATTACCGTTCTGGGTGTTTGACTCAAACCGCAAGCGCAATTCACGTCTTTGCTCTCGCATGTCTATCTTTAAGGTATCAGGATCAAACACATATGGAGCCGACTCAATGTCAACATCGTTTGCATAGCCCTTACCAGTCACCACTACATTCATTTGACCAACCTGAACAAAGTCAGGCTCGACCCTATCTATCCGCGCCCACAAGTTGTCACCAACAAGTTGCGGGTTGCCGGGGCCGCCCGTCACCAGACCAAGATTACAAGTCTCAATCATTGAGCGTATGGCATTCACGTTGGTCAAGTAAATCTGATTGACACCCTTCTCATGCTGCCAGATGGTGTACTTTCCTTGTGTGTTGACTTCGTTACCAGCCCAGACAGGGTTTCTAAAAACCTCAGAGAATGCACCCGCAGAGCGTCTTGCTCCATAGGCTTGCCCAGCGTCATACCAAGTCTTTTCGCGCACGTTGTAGATGATGGCATCAGTGCATTCAGTTGCATCACCCTTGGGGTAGAACCACCAAATCTCACCATAGCGAGGAACCTTAGACACCCATACCTTTTGGCGCTGAGCATAGTTTAGGTTGTCAAAAAAGTAGTTTTGGTTCAGCGTGTTGGGGATCTCTTGCACTACGCCGTTGTAGCAAAGGAATCGGTCAACGCCGCACCAGTAAAAGATGCCGTCGTACTCAATCACGCATTGTGATGACATGATAGAGGTTTGGCTGGTCAGTAGGTCGTACCGCCAATAATAGTTGATTCCTCCCACCGTGGTAGGACTGTAAGACACCCTAATCACTGAATCTAACGCCCAAAACAACCCAGAAGGGGAGGTAGTGCCTCCGCGAATTGGAAGCCCTTTAACGATCTTTCCTGTGGATACGTTGTTGGCATTGGAATCCGAGGATGTCCAGTCATTAAAGTCTCCAGCGGCGCAATTCTGAATCAATCCATTGTTGCCATACACAAACAGGTACGGGTGGAGCATGACTACGCCGCCAGACACACTAATGTTGTTATCAAAGGTTAGCGTTACAGTGCCAGATGCGGTTGCGGGAAGGCTTAACACTATTAACCATGTAGGGGCCACCTGCGCTTCAAAAGTCAAGCCTGACGTTGTTCCTGCGGTAGTCGTAATGGCTGTACCACCTGAAGTCCTAGACAGGGTGAATGTTGTGGTTCCGTTGGTGGCAATGATGTAGTAAACATTTTGCGAGACACCAGTTGCTGTGCCAGTCAAAGTTCCGGTGACCAAAACTTGTTGACCGGAAGTAAGCGTAGTGGCGCTACATGAAAATTGACCTGCCGTGCCCGTGACGGCAACGCCAGCCAAAGTAATATTGTTGCTTAAATTACCCGAAGAAACAATGGTTGTGCCTGATTGAATGCCCGTACCAGAGACCGAAACGCCAGCGCCCATTGCTACATTTGTAGCGGCAAATGAGACGTTCGTAGAGTTATTTACCGTTGTGCCAGTGGCTGTAAATACACCAACAGGCGCTAAAGAGGATCCGGGGAACGCGCCAAACAAAGGGCGCGTGTTCACGGTGCTGTCAATGTTTGTCAGGTTTTGACCGGGATGCGCAATCACGTTGTTTGCATTTCCACCCGTAGAGTCATAGCCAATATCAAATTGCCAAAGATTATTATTGTTTGGCTGAAAATAATTATCAGATGGAGCAATATTGACCCCAGAATATGTTACTGAATTAATGCTTCCCGAAAATAAAGTAACTGGATTAAAAGTCAATCCAGTAGTTGTACCAGCGGTTGTAACAATTGCTGTTCCACCCAAAGTAGTGGACAAAGTAAAACTTGTTGTACCACCAGTAATAACATAATATGTTCCAGCAGAAATTCCTGTTGCGGTTCCAGACAAAATTCCCGTTACAGTTATAGCTTGTCCAACCACAAGAGTAATTGTGCTGGCACATGAAAATTGTCCAGCAGTTCCAGTAACAGCAACAGTTGATAAATTGTTTCCTCCAATTGATGAACTTGCAAAAGAAAAAGTATCACCGTATCCATAACCAGTGCCGTTTGCAGTTGCAGTAATAGATGCAACCACATTACCAGATACAACTACCGTAAAAGTAGCGCCAGTACCATTTCCAGTTGCTGTAACTGGAGAGATACCAGTATATGTGCCATTGACATAACCTTTTCCTGCGGTCGTAATTGAGTAGGTTGTAATACTGCCTATAGGTAAAACTTTTTGTGGGCCAAACCCTACACCATCATCATTATCAGTAGACCATTGCTCCAAGCCATTGTTGTAACCAGATATAACATAATTCAAGCCGCCAGTTGAGGTCATTGTCATGCCACGAGAGATGCCCGTAGCATTCAAGAAAATGCCGTTATACCCGCCAATCTTTCTTGGCATCCCGCGTTGAAAACGAACCCATTCGCCATCAACATAAGTGTCCGAGGCAAACTGAGTACCATCGCGCTGGATGCCGGGTTTGACAGAGAGGGTTGTAACCTTAACGGTCAAAATACACCTCCGCCAATACCGACAGGAACTAACAATCCTGTTGACGTAAGACTCATTCTGTTTGTGCCGCCAGCAGAAAATCCTAACTGACCGCTACCGACCAAATACAGGCCCGTTGATGTATCGCTAGTAAAGTTGAGCGTCGGGCTTGCGGCGGCTCCATTGCCAAGCGTCAATGAGGTTGTCGAAGTAACCGTTGCTGTCTGAGCGCTGTACACGTTTGTGCCATCGCAAATCACAATGATGGTTTGCGACTGAGCCAGCGTCACTGTGGTTCCTCCGACTGCACTGGTCTTAAACGTCAATGAGTATGCGCCAGAGGTATTGTTTTGCAGTGAGTACAGTTGAACGGTAGAAGGCAGAACGACGGTACAACTTGAGGTCAGGGTGCCGCTGTATTCTTGAATGATATTAGATCCCTCGGCGGATGTCAGCGTCACTGTGCCGCCAGTCACCGTCTTGGCAAGCGTTGTGAATGCAAATTGATTTGATCGACCATAGGCAAAGGTGTTGTAGCCAGTGCCATTACAGACAATCACAAAGGACTCAGTCAATTGCAATTGCTGATTTGAGTTTCCGTCGATTGTGTCTGAGCCCTGAGGCTGTATGGTGACGATGCCAGATCCGCCGTTACGCACAACCACAAACCAACCATTACCCACAGCAGAAGATGATGGGAGGGTTAGCGTGCCTACGCCGCCATTCCATACTGTGAAGTTGGCGCGATCTGCTGGAAGGAGCGTGTAGGTTGAAGATATTGTGACCAAGTCATACGACTGGTTCAGCGTTGTGTTCAGCGCAATTAAGCCGTAACCAGCCAATGTAGAAGCGTTAGCCGATGATGTGCCTGCGCCAAACGTAATGACTGTCCACGAGCCAGCATCTGACGTGTTGTTGGTCAGATAGATGAAGTCAGCAATACCCGAGGCAATGCTGGCAATGGTTCCCAGACCAGCATCTTTAACATTGAACGTGTGCGATCCAGTGTTGCGGATGATGATGTTTTGACCGACCGACACCTGCTGGGCTGATGGCAGGATCAACGATATGCCGTCTGCACTTGTCGTGACATCCATGATGTTGGCAACAATGGTGGAATCGTTGCCATTGACGGGCCATTGCAGGATGGTATCGGCGGTGATGGACAAAGACTCGTAACCCACCTGTGACGGGTTGATTGTTGAGCCAGTCAATGGGTTTACATAATTTGTCATGATTAACTATCCACAGCAATGGTTTGGCGATCACCAACTCGTGTGGTGTCCTCTGTTTTCAGCGCGGCAATTGCTTCCTTGTACTTTTCTTGGAAGATTTGACGCTGGTCATTTTTCAGGAATGGCATGGCCTGCAACAGTGTCCCGTACAGCATTGCGTTAGGGGCATTGCGGGTCAGCCAGTTGGTTTGGTTATCAGATGACAAGGGCTGGATGCGCTCGTAGTACAGCACCTCAAACGAATACGCCTGATCAGGCGTTGGGGCTAAATACCAGTTGTCATAGTCAATGTCAGCATAAAACAATGGCTGAGCGGTTTGAGTTGCGTCAGGCCAATAGTTTTTCAGGTACTCAAACTTGCGCAACAAAACTGGCTGTGCGCCTGCGGCTGTCGTCAAGTTCATGGAGACAGTCTTGCGCCAGCGGGCGGGCTTTTGAAGCACCGGGTTGTTGGCGCTCATTGTTGATGTGGCAACATTCAACTGGCCCAGCGTCTTAATCTGCTCAGCAATCTCAAACTCACACAAAGTAATAAAAGTTGGAATAGCAGCAACCGTAGCTGGGTCACTGCGCTCCAAATATTGAAGTACAGTAGAGTTGAGGGAATCGTAAGTCATCACCCAGCTTGGAGTAGACATCATCGCCCTTTCACGGCTTTTTCCCCTAAAAAAGGTTTCTCTATTCTAAGGAAATTTTAAGTTTGTGCCAAGATATTTAAAGCATCCTTAACATTATGCTATAAGACCATTAACGTATTGAGTCTTGCCCTCCGTCTTCATGGCGGTCAACTCTTCTTTTTTAAGATTGTTCGGGTCGTAACTCACATGAACCCATCCGCTGTCAGGGATGCCGGGGGTGTAAAACTCCAATATCAACTGGGTGTAATCCAAGTTATCCATGATCCATTGGGCAAGTTCTGCGTTTGGTACGCCGGGTATTTCAATATCGGCTGCTCTTCCAAGGCAATGGTCTGAGGTCTTTGCCCCGCCCACAGCCGCATTTGACTCAGGGCTGCGGTAGCCAGAATTGACCTTGACACCCACGCCGTAATGATCGCGTACAGGCTGGAGAACTTTTTGAGCCAGCAAGCGCAATCTGTCAATTACGGCCTCGTCAGGGGTATTGTCCAAATTTAACCGCAATGCAGTCTCTGATTTGGTCAATTCGTGTAAACTAAAGTTTTCAGTAAGTTGCATTGTTTATTCCTTAACTACCATTAATATGACTTGAAAAAATTACCATCTGTCACAATTTTATTCTATCATTTGTCTTGGCAATCGTGCCAAATTTTTTTTAGGAGTACACCATGTACAAGATTGAGATCATGATTTCCGGTCAAAATGTTTGGCTTGAAGAAGAGACAGTAACCATTGAAACAAATGACTTTGAGAAAATTCAAATCATTCAAGAATTCATTGAGTTTCAAGAAGAAAACGGTTGGGATGCTGACTATGCTTTGATTGAGTATGAAGATGCTCAGTGCGATGAAGAAGCCGAAGACGAAGCTTCTGAAGAAGACAAAGAGTTGGAAGTCGGCGACATTGTTGAAGACGAAGACGGTCTTGTGTGGGAATTGGTGGGCTGATATACTGCCTATGCAGTTGCCTGTAGGGAGTCTTCGGACTCCCTTTTTTTATTTGCCATTCGCAAATACCGAATCAAATATCGTGTTCAGCCTCTACGTCCCTAGCTAACTGTCGCCAGTCAAGGCTGCGGGTATACAAGGTATAAATTCGCTCATCGGTCAGCGGCTCAGATCGGCGGTTGAGTCTGTCGTTCGCTCGAGCTAAAGCAAGTTGCGTTTCATGCAAAATTGCATGCAATTCTTTTATTTCGGATCTCAGGTAAGAGATCAAATCAGACGTCATGTATCTTTCCTCTAAATTCGATTTGACCATCTGCCCATGTATGAACTAACTCGGGCCATAGCAAACGTCCGTCGTGAAATGTCAGGATAGCAAATCCTGATCGCCAGTTGGTTGGCGATAGCTCCAAGTAATTCTCAAATTGCGGGCCACTGGGGTCTGCCAGCGTCCCCGTATCAACACCATAGCGTGTGCCGTTATAGTCGTCAAACGGGGTCACTTTAAGGCTGTGTAGATGGCCTGTGATAATGTTCACACCTGAGTTTAGGGTGTTGTTGTGGGTAGCATGTATACCGTTTTTCCAGCGGTGTTTAACGATTGTTCCCTCAGCGGGCCAGCAGGCCCAGCATGGGTGCCAAGCAGGGAAATGGTCTTTTAGGCTGAACCCCTTGATGAATTCGTACTGCGGCGCATTTGCCGCTAAACGGTTCTCAAAACGAGCATCATGATTACCCAGCGTCCATATTAATTGAGTACTTTTGTTTACTCTTTTTGCGGTGTCCTCAATCTCACCCATCGCAATTTCACAGGCTTTGAGTTCTTGTATGACGGATGGCGTGGAGTCAAAGCCGTGCCTGTCATACCTTGAAATAGAAGCGCCATCAAATATGTCGCCATTAGCGATCACAGACTTTGGCTTAAACTCTTTAATCGCCCATAAAAGTCCTTTAAACGCCGTGGTGTGGATGCCGGGCCAGAAATGAGCGTCACTAAATACAATAACAGTCCCATTTAACATCCCCAAGTCTTTGCGAGCCGTACTAGGTTTTGTCGATATACCCACCTTGGGATTGGCTGCAACTAACGATTCGCCATATTTCACTTCTAAAGTGCGTCTACGCCTGAGAATGCCACGGTGATCTAAGCCCGTGGTTTCGGCGAGTTTTTTTGCATTACCGCCATGAGATTTCCAAAGCTCTAAAAACTCTTGATCAGTAATTTTTTGCATGGCAACTCCAAAAGTTACCAAAATATAAAATAAATCAATGACAAAGAAATTAAATTTAAAGTAAATTTAATTTTTTTCATTGACTTTGTTGTAAATAGCATTATAAGCATCAATGCAAGCGTTCAGTTGCCTGATGGCTTTGTCTCCGTCGTCTGCGATGGAGATAAGATCTTTAGCAGTCTCTCGGTCAAGTTCGGCTGTTGCTTGACCGCTATCTCCGGCGGAAGGGGTGGTATCTGCGGTGGTTCGTATGGGGCAGATGGTGGTTTTGATAGGAATCCGCAACTTGAGAGAACCAGAGTCAAGGGCAGAATGTAACTTTTGAGTTTGAAGCTTGGCATCATTGTTGGCTTTCACAAGTTGAGTTGAAGTAATATTAACGGCAGACGTTAATGCCTGCTCTCTTTGTCTGGCTTGAGCATTTAAGGCGGCAATCTCAAGTTGCTGGCGATTTTCCTCATGCTTTATGCCCGTCAAATACGATTCATAGCCAAAGCCAAGAAAAGCACAAATCAGGGAAAGGATCACCCAAGGGTTAAAGAGACTTAGCATCATCAGCCTTTATCATTGCGTCGGTTTTGTCCTTGCTGGACTTGCTTGAGCCGTAGAAGAACGAAATAATCGTGGCTACTGCTGTACCCAGCAAAAACCCAAGAATTATGTTGGCGAAGTCTCTACCGCCCTCGGGCAATATGATAAACGTCACGCAGAAAAAATAAAAGACGGAAGTGGCAGCCCAAAACCATGCATACCAATAAATGAAGTGCGCGGCTGTTTTGTCATTGAGGTCTATCTTGTCATTGTGTTCGGCCTGCATCTCGTTTTTCCTTTTCAATCTCTCGCCTTAGTTTTTCCACTTTTTCAATTTGTGCCTTGACTTCATGCTTGGCATCCAAAATATCCAAATACAACATACCCAATAAAGGTAGTAACAAACCCACAAGCACGGAAGCAGCAATCCATCCCATCATGTCTTCCCCCAGCGATTCAGCACGAGGAGCCACGTCCACAGGTACAGGAGGAATATAAAAGTCACGATCAGGTACGCCGACTTTGCTTGAAGGTTTCTTTTTGCCTCCTGCCGTTGCCATAGCCTGTACCTCTCTTTCGCCTCCTGCTTTAGCCTTGCCTCTTCTTGCTCTGCGGCAATAATGTCTCTAGCCTCAAATGTACGGCTGTATAACGCCCCCATTTCAGGCGGTGCGCCATACACCATCACCTCCCTTATCTCGACCTCTAAAGCAGCCATCTGGTCTTGAGCCATGATCCGCTTTAAAGCCGCCTCCATCAGGTTGGCATTCGGGTCATAGACCGTCTTGCTCTTTTCTTCCTCTTCTCTGATATGTGCCGCTAACTGATCTTGAAGGTGGAAAAACGTCGTCAATTGCTCTACGATGCCTGTCATCACCTTGGTTTCGTCAACGGCTACATACTTTTCCTTCTTTTTCGCCACA